CCGCCTTGGTAGAAAGCCCACGATGAATGATTGGAAATCTTTATCCGATTGAACGTCATTGTTCCGGAGGCGTTGTAAATAAGACCACCGTTCCATGACACATTTTTACCTTGCTTGAATGTCATGTCTTCAATAACAATTGTTCTTGAGCCATTGTTATAAATTGCTCGGTACAAATTGTTGCCATCAATAATTGTCGTAGCCATCCCCGTGCCGGTGATTGTCACCCCAGCCGTAATGTTGGGCAAGTCGGAAGTGAGGGTGATTGTTCCTTCTGTGGTGATGTCAATGGCATCGTAAATCCCACCAGCATTTGCGTTGGCTTGATTGATTGCCCAGCGAAGAGTTCCGCTTGAACCATCATCCAAGAGGCTTGTAACTTCAAGCGATGTTGGAGCAGGAATCGTAGTAGTGGTGGTGGTGCTTGTAGTAGTCGTAGTGCTAGTGGTAGTTGTCTGAGGAACCGTAGTGCTCGTAGTGCTCGTAGTAGTAGTAGTTTGGGCAACAGTGGTTGTGGTTGTAGGGGGAACCGTTGGGGCAGTCTCACTATTTGACGCAACTCCGCCAAATGATGCGCAATTGTTTGAAATGCAACGGTTCGTTGAACCAGCCTCGCTATCAACCATCAGCGCTGGAGGCAAACCTTGGTCATCCAAGTTGAACGAAGCAAAACCAAGTTTATATGTACCGCTTATAGAGACTTGATATGTTGAAGTTTGCCAACCCGTAGAGCCGTAAGAATTCGTTGAGTAGTCGCCAGTGCCGGGATTGGTAAATCCAAGAAGAGCATATTGCTTGACATAGTTGTTTACCGTTACTACTGGAGTGCCAGTAACAGTCACGGGAACGAGTGAAGTGATAGAGCCGTCGTTGAAAGGAACATAGTCAGTTCCGACATAGTTCCAAGCCATTGTGTATGTCGTGCCTGCTGTCAGTTGCACCTCACGAGTTATCCATGCCGCGTCTGTCGGTGTACCTCCGCCATTGCCAGATGCTTGCGCCTGCGATGTAAGCATGTTTTTAATTTCTGTTACCGAGCCAGCCGAAAGGCTTAAAGCACTTGCCGCTTGGTCAAAAGTTTGTTCACCTTTGGGTTGAAGCAGAACAGCGTTTGTTCCGTTGTTGGGTGAGAATGTCCAACTTCCAGAAGCAACTGCTGGTGCGTAATACTCGCTAGACGGGCTTCCAACAGCACCTCTAGAACCGTGAGTGAAAGTCCTAGAACCAGTAAATATGGTTACGCCACTACCGTTGCCAGTGATGGTGTTACCCAATGTCCCCGTTTGGGATCCTTTTGACCAGCCTGTGAAAGTTCCATCCTCAAAACCTGCATCAGGGAAAGAAGCAGCCTGTGCCGTATTGGGCAAAGGGACAAAAAGGGCGAGCAGGAGTAGAGGAACGATGAGCGCCAATACGCGCTTAAAGATTGAATACGACCGTTGAAGCAATGAAGAACCCCGACGATAATTTTACAACATTGCAGTCACATTAAAATAAACCCATTTTGATGTATAATTCAACAACGCTAAACACAAAATTGTGATGAGGTCATATGGCAGGTGCGGGAGTTCGTGTATTTACTGCTGGTAGCCAATTATTGGCTTCACAGGTAAATACATATCTGATGGATCAGGTTGTTGCATACTTCGCAGATAGCGCTGCGCGTGATGCCGCTTTCGGCGATGTTGACGAACCGTCGCTAAGCCCAGGTCGTGTTTGTTACCTGTTCTCTGACAACAAACTTTATCTTTATGGCAACGATAATGAGTGGACTGAAATTGGTGCCCAAATAGAAAACCTTGAAGTTACTACAGCAAAAATTGACAATCTTGCTGTAACTGAAGGGAAAATTGCTAATGGCGCAGTGACGAGTGACAAACTCGCTGGGGGTATTGCGCTTTCAAAACTTGCTTCTGGTTCTGCTGCCCAATTAGTTGTCCATAACGCTTCTGGCGTACCAACTGCGACAACTATCTCTGGTGATGTGACGGTAAATAGCAGTGGCGTTACCGCCATTGCATCAGGGGCTGTGGTTGATGCTGATATTTCGCCATCAGCCGGTATCGCTCTAACAAAAGTTGCCGATATAACGATCTCAAACAAACAAGCATCACCATATCTGATAGCGTTGGGTGACAAGAACTCAATAATTGAAATGCAATTGGCAGGAGCGAACATTGTGAATGTGCCAACAAATGCATCAACAGCATTCCCTATTGGAACAGTTATAAACATTGTTCAGTACGGCGAAGGAAAAACACAGGTAGTTGCTTCAACCCCAGGAACAACAAATATTCGTGCGACACCGGGCGCATATCTTCGTGCACGGTATTCCACAGCATCGCTGATCAAGCGTGCTACCGACGAGTGGTATCTGATTGGTGATTTGAGTGCATCGTGATTCATCGTCTAGGTAATGATGCGAGTGCTGGAAAGTTTATTGATCAACCAACATCAGTAAGCGCTACAGCAGTCCCTGTATATGACCCCACCCCCGGGAACACAGTGCAGCAAGCGACTGTTTCTTTCACACAGTCGGCATATGACGGTAAAACTGTTGCAACATACACGGTTACTTCTTCCCCGGGTGGGCGCACTGTTTCTGGTGTTTCTTCTCCTTTGACTATTACTGGTCTGACATCAGAAGTCGCATACACATTCACCGTTACGGCAGACAGCACGTACGGTCTCACTGCCGTCTCAACCGCAAGTGGATCGTTAACTCCTCCATATTTCCCGCCGTTTTTCCCCCCATTTTTCCCCCCATTTTTCCCGCCGTTCTTTCCACCGTTTTTCCCGCCGTTTTTCCCGCCATTCTTTCCGCCGTTTTTCCCTCCTTTCTTCCCGCCGTTTTTCCCGCCATATTTCCCGCCGTGCTTTGCCCAATCGTGCGGTTCATGCACTGCGTCTTCGTCAAGCGGAAGAGGTGCGCTTATTGGTTGCAACATGCCGGGCTGTCTCACGGGTTGCCGTTACTACACAACCACGACTTCATGTACTTGCAGGGCATGCACAAACGCCTGCGGGGTTGGAGGATCAATCAGTAACGGTTGTACTACCTCAAACACTGGTTCCATCTGCGTTTAACTAACCTCGCAGATGTAGACGATATGATACTGTAAGTCCACCAGAGAGAAAGAGGAGATATGTCAGACACACCAGAAACAAGCCCAGCGATTGTCGCACCAGAAAACCACACCCATTTTGCTTTCGTAGTAGACGGGGAACTCGCTTGGCTTCACTCAATAGAGAACAACCTTGAAGGCGCAATTGCGACATTCCAGTCAGCACCAACAATCGTTGAAATCTCAGCAGAACAATTCGCAACCTTCCTAAACTCAGCGATCCCACCATACGGAAACTACATTTGGGACGGATCAACTTGGGCTCTATCACCAGACGCATAAAATGAGCGCTTGGCAGGAATACAAGAAAAAACTTGGAACGACAACACCTTTAACTGCTTTAAACCCTGCGAACTATCATTTTGATGACGCTGTAGCCAAAGCAAGATATGAAATATGTGAATCATGTCCTAGGTTCTTTAAGGTCACGAAGCAGTGCAAAGAATGTGGCTGTTTCATGGCTATAAAGACAAAACTCAAGGAAGCGGTGTGCCCATTAGAGAAGTGGTAAATGGGGTAGTGTTTAAGTATGGCTTATCTCGGGCATGAACACATTTATACTTTTGACGATTTCATCACAGAAGAAGACGCCGCTGAACTAATCAGATTCCACGATGAAGAATTCAAGTGGGATAGCAGTATGTCTTGGGTCGCCCCTTTGGAACAATACAATGTTGGATCCGTCGTGCTTACAGGCGCATATGGCGAAGAGGTGAAAAGAAGGCAGAGCGAATGGAGCGCTACTTCAACGCACCCCTTGAGCGCTGTTTATGGTGAAAAAATCATGAAGATAGCCTCACAGACATTTGGAAGAACTTTAGTTCACAGGCTTATCCCTTACTACAAGAAATTTTTAGTTGGTTCAGATCATGACCCCCATGCTGATTGCGAAGCAATGGACAAGGGCGTCGTTGACTTTATGCCGCGATACAGTCCAAGCGAATTCAACACACCTGTTCTCATTGAGGTTGCAGCAAACCTCTATCTTAATGAAGATTTTGAAGGTGGGGAACTTTATTTCCCGAATCGTGGACTGTCCATAAAACCAAAAGCACGACAACTAGTTCTATTTCCGGGCGGGCACGAATACATCCACGGAGTCAAAACAATAACTAGTGGAGATAGATGCGTTTTATTTAGCCCGCTCACAAGCCCGCAACGCCTACTTCTGCACATGCACGCCTACAACACATGGCACGAACTGGAGAAGGTGAAAAATGAGCGACAATAACTTGTTCAACGGAACAACACCAGAAATCAACAAACAGTCAATCGCCGAGATAATGGATATGCCGATTGAGCGTTTAGGCGGTGGGGTCGTGCGATTCCCGAGTGCAGTAGAAATTGATAGAGAAAAAATCAGCGTATGGTGTGACGCGAATGCGAAAAAAGCACACGAGCAAAGGTGGACTTACCACAAAGACCGTGATGGGGTAACTTACGCAACCAACGAAGACGGCAATAAATTCTCCCTTGAACAGATAGAAGAAGTTCCAGTTCGCCTTCTGAATCCAGTTGAAGAAGATACCGACCCTGAAATGATAGAAATTTTTAGGCACTGGGAAGACCAGATTTACAAATGCCTAATTAAGTACATTGATGAGTACCCGATGGTTCTCGGAACATTGTGGTGGAGAAGCCGAGGTCACCTCATGCGCTACGACGAAGGCGACTACCTTGGAATCCACAACGATAACGACTCAAACTTCCGTTCAACAAAAGGCAAACGCTATGTCCCAAAGGGGCAGATGCAGATGCGTCAAGTTGTCGCAATCATGCTCTACCCAAATGATTGCGTAAACACAGAAGAAGAATACGACGGAACTAACTATGTTGGCGGGAACCTATTCTTCCCGTATCTAGATGTTGAAATAACCCCAAAACAGGGGGATATTTTTATTTTTCCAACCAACTACATGGCTACCCACGGTGTTAAGACGGTTACAAAAGGTCACAGATATGGTTATCTTGAGTTTTGGTCTCAGGGGAACTCGGACGAGAGCGTGTGCATTTCTGTCGCAGAAGCCTCTGAAGCAGATGGTTGGTGCAGACCCCATTGGATTGACAACCTTTACGACGACTATCAGCAATACTGCCTGTATTCTGAGTACCTAAACCCAGACAAAGTTGACCGAGCAAACCCTGTTTATCAAAACAGAACACTTGAAGGGAAAGACGGTCAAATCCAACCATATTCGCATCATAAAGTTTTTGAAGACAACAAAGACAGAGGGAAAATAGACCCAGATGTTCTCATGTCCAAAATTCAAAAAGATTGAATTCATTGATCTGCTAGTCAATGCCTCCTATTACGGTCATCTTCTAAATATTCACGGTGCGGTAGGTTTCAAAAAACTAAATATAACTGAAGGGCAACAACACGAACTCGCTAGGAGGCTAGGAGATTTCGTTAATTGGGTACCAAATACAAAAAACCCAAACTTGGTTTTTGAATCCTTCCATGAAACACTTGAATTAGAAATCATAAACAAGCCCCCAAAACAAAAATTACTTGTTGAATGGAATATGGGGCAAAGAGATGAAGTGCGATCGGTTGGGTCAATCTTAAACAACATTAATTTTGGTTGCGATAAAAGATCCGGCTCCACCTTACTCATGGATATGAGGAAAGTTTTTGACCTCATTCAATTCCAAGAATGGAAAGATTTCTTATCGGAAGTTAAGTGGGTTGACAGAGAAACTGGTTTATCCCGCAATCTAGTTGAAATCCACAGGAACACAAAACAGAAAATATTAATGTTCTTTGATGAATTGGTTATTGAGCATGATTCAAAAACCAAACCAAACCCAAGGTATAAATTTTTTGTGCATGGTGAAGAAATTGACAGCGAACAGAAAGATTTGTTCGTTCAGATTATAAATAGTGTTTTTGAAATTATTTATGTCTGTAATCTGAATTTGCTTGAGGAATGGCAGTGGAATGAAAAAGACTTACTAATTGTTGATGACAGTTGCATGCGCAAGGCAACAAAAGGTGGATTCAAGTATGGCTCAAGGATAATGATCCACCAAAAATGTTCGGCGATGCAATGAACAAAATAACCGAATATTCTGACGTCAAGTTTGAAGAAATAAAAAATAACATAAAAACATATTCCGAATCACTGCTTTTGAACGGGGTGATAGTTTTCAAAAAACTTTTTGCTTCAGAAGACGAGCAGAAACAATTAGCAGTATTATTTGGGAATCACTCTGGTTGGGTTCCAAACGACTCGCAAGCAGTTGTGAACGGGCTCAGATATCAAGAGAACCACGAGTTAAGCATAAAACTAAAAGAAAATAGCATAGAAGAAAGCGACGGTATTCTCATACCATGGCATCTAGAAAATCCTTACGCAAACGACCCCGAAATTGGCGCTTTATGGAATAACATTAATTTCAAATGCGATTCAAAGTTTGGTAAAACTGGCTTTGTTGATATGCGTAAAGTTTATAAATTTTTACCAAATTCTGTTTGGCGTGATCTTGTGGACAAAAGCGAATGGAGATTTCCTTGGTTGGAAAGGGTTAAACCAATTGTTGAAAAACATCGTGTAACTAATGAAAAAATCCTAAGATACGATGCGACCCATTTTTACCTAATAGAAAATTTTGTAAATGGAGTTGAACCATCAAGTGTAGAAATTGAAACTTTTAAAAAAATATTTAATTGGGTTATTGACCAGATCAAAACGAACGAAGACATACAGCAATGGCACGAGTGGGATGAGGGAGATATGGTCGTCGTTGACCTACAGGTATCCTGCCATTGTGTTACGGATGGCTTTCTATCTACAGAACGAGAGTTTATTGGCTATTGGTGTTTTGCAAAAAATGTACGGGATGAAGAACGGGAAAAAGAAAGTTTGCTTTTAACCAAAACCCTAACCAGCATGGTTGGCATGGAAGACCCAAATAAAGATTTTTACTAATTGGATAAATCTCCAACATAAACTTGTTTTTGGTACGCATAGCCAACATCTTCACGCAGTTTTCGCATCCAAGAATACTGTGCGTCCATTGAAGTTGATTGGGAATTAACATCAAGATGAGAAGTCAAACCATGAGCAAACCAAGACAGGTAAGCGAACCTGACACCACTCTCTAATGGAGCAACAGAATGACACCCAATAAAAGACGATGGGTAGATGAGAATACTCCCCTTTGGAGGCTTGATAGATATTCCCCAAGGTGCGAAGCCAATTTCACCACCCTCATAGTCGTCGTTGAGAACTAGGCTAGATGTGAGCGTGTTATGTATCGGAAATGTATTTATTTCAGCAAAACTATTTGGTTCATAGGCAATAGCGCAATCCGAATGGGATCCAATGCTCATGCCTTTGTGGTATTCAATGAAATAACCCCGAGTTCTCCAAGTCACAGTTTCCATAACAACAGGGAAAGATTTACAATATTCAACAAGGCATTTGTAGATTGAATCCTCTAAAAGTTGAACAAACTTTTTGTCATCATCTGATATACCCTGATACAGAGTGTTCGTGTGCCTGATGGGCAAAGATTTTAATGATTCGCTGTTGAATTCATATCCACCATTGTTTTTAACTGTTGGATCATCATTGGCAAGACCATAGATTGTTGGGGGTGAGTTTTCATACATCCTCTCCATGAATGAAGAAAAAAATTCGCTATCCACATCAAAAGCATTTTTGAAAAGAATTATTCCGCTACCAAGATGAGTTGCTTGCATCAGTTCATCCGTGAAGTAAGAGTAAAGCCAAGATGAGATTCGTCGGGAACATTCTGTTTTAGGTAACTGCGGAAATCATCACGAAGACTTGGCATATAAATATTTGTAGCCCTTTGCGCCTCTTCGGGATCCGTATTCGGGTCTACTATCGTTTCGTTTAGTTCGGGGTTTGGTGAACCATGCGAATACCAACCAAGATAACTGTATCTAGTTCCACCAGTTACAGGCTTGACCTCATG